ATTGAGCAGCGTAACGTTTACGGAAACGACGCTTCTGGAACACCAGATGACGCTGTTACTACAACGGGAACGCAAGCTGCTGAATTAGTAGGTGCTTTAAGAGCAAATCCAGTTATTGAAAGCTTAGGTGCTACGCAATTAACTGGCTTTGTAGGTGACATTAAACTTCCTTCTATGCCAACAGATAAAGCAAGCTTACCAGCTGAAGCAGCTGCTGCAACAGCTTTTTCTGGATCAATGGGTTCGGTTACGTTATCTCCACAGCGTTTTGCTGCTGAAATGACAATAACAAAAGAAGCGCTTAATCAATCAACGGGCAACATGTCGGACGTAATTGCACGTGACTTTTCTGTTGCAATAGGCAATTCAATTGACCGTTACGCATTTGCAAAAATTTGTAATGGTTCAGTAGAAGGTACACAGCTTGCACTTGTGCCAACAAATACTGAATTTGGTGCTGGACAAGGAACGCTAGTTAAAGCTTCTGAAACTGGGACAAATGACTTAGCTGCAACTGACGCTGCTGACGTTATGAACCTTTGGGCAGACATTACTGGTAACGGTGTGGGCAACGGTAAGTTTTGCATGACACCAGCGGTTGCGGGTGTTCTTGCACAAGCTGCTGTAAGTGGTGCTGGTTCTAACGCTGCATTAGTTGGCAATAGCTTAATGGGGCATGAGGCAGTATGGACTGCAAACATTCCAACAATTACTGGAACTAATATCCACGCTGACGCTGTTTTAACTGGCGGTGCTGCTGACGTTGATTTGGGTTCTGGCTTTGTTTCAGATTGTATGTTCTACGGTGACTGGTCACAGTTATTTTGGGCACAATGGGGTGGACTTTCACTCACAATTGATCCATTTAGCGGTGCGTCTGCTGGAACTGTTAAGATTGTTGCAGACCAATATTTTGACGTAGGATTACGTCATGCTGGGGCAATTGGTTACATGCTTGCTGCTAACGCAACTGTTGCTGGTGCAGATAGCTAATTTGTAAACAACAATGCATAAAGAAAGGGTGGGTTTTTGCTCACCCTTTTTTATTTTTACAAAAAAAGAACATGGAATTTTTAAGTAATAATTGGCTTGAATTAGTTGTTGCTGTTATGGCTTTAGCAAAAGTTATTGTTAATCTTACGCCAAGCGTAAAAGATGACGCGATTTTTGGAATTGTTGATAGAGTAATAAACGCGATTATCAAGCCAGTAAAAAAAAAATAGAAAATGATTGTAAGCGTAGAAAATGCTGCTGCTGCAAATTATGCAACTGTAATACCAACAAGTGAATTAAAAAATCATCTAAGAGTTACAACTTCAGATGACGACGCTTTAATAAATTCTTACAGAACCGCAGCGTGTCAATTTGTAGAAAATTATTGCAACACTAGGTTGACAAGCCAAAGCGTTTATTTTTACGCACGTTCATTTGGTGCAATTGCAGAATTTCCGATTTCACCAGTTATTAGTGTTGCAGCGGTAGAATATAAAACGTCACAGTCTGGTTCTTACATTTCTTATAATTCGTCAAATTATTATGTTGAAAGTGCAAGAATACCAGCTTTAATAAAATTTATAACAGCGCCAAGCGTAGATAATAACGCTTTAGCGCCTATAAGAATAACCGCAACTTGTGGTTACGCTACTACGCCAGAACCTTTAGTTCAAGCTGTACGTTTATTAGTAGCACATTTTTACGAAAATAGACAAGCAGCTGAAGTTGGCAACGTGCGTGAAATTCCGCTTGGGATAAAATCTTTAATGAATACTTACAGAAGTATAAGCTTTATTTAATGCGTATTGGTCGTTTAGATAGGAAAATAACAATTCAGTTTAGGACTATAAGTCAAAACGTTTACGGTGAAGCTGTGGGCGCTTTTAGTTCTAGCACTTCCGTTTGGGCAACACTAGACACAAAAACGACTGGTGCAAAAGAAAGTGTTGCTGGTGGTCTTGAAACAAGTTCACAAAAAATAAATTTTTTAATACGTTATTCATCAGATGTTTCTTCAATAACAACTGGTGATCGGGTTTCTTACAACAGTAAGTTTTACGATATTGAAGCGGTTCAAGAAGTTGGACGCAATTTGTCATTACGTTTAATTTGTAAACTTGTGCAATAATGGAAGCAACCGTTGAATTAGTAGGTCTTGCAGAACTTGAAAAAAAAATGCTCAAAGTTGCAAAGTTTGGCGGGCGCGATGACATACGCGTTGAAAATATACACAAAAGGATTTCGCGTAATGCTGCAAGAAGGTTAAAGCGTAAAATCCAACCTTTCAAGGACGACATACACGTTTACGAAACTGGCAACCGCCAAAGGGGGAAAGCGCCAAGAATACGTGAAACTGTACCTAAAGGAACTTACAAACGCAGTATTATGGCTTGGAAACCTAAAGGAAGTGGAAGGTTTAACCACGTATATTTTATTGGTGCAAGGACTGGTAAAAAAGTAGGTCAAAAAAAGGACGCATGGTTTCAGCTTATAGTTGAACAAGACGCACAATTTATTGAGGGCAATAATCGGCATGTTGGCGTTTTAGGCGATTTTATAGAAACGAATAAACCAAAAATATTTAAGCAATTATTGCAAGCGTATAAACAAGAATTTCCTAAAAGATTTAAGTCATGATTTGGACACAAGCAATTAAAGCTTTATTAGCAGCGGAAAGCGATGTTACGGATTTGGTAGCAACTAGGATCTACCCAATGCACGCACCGCTTAATGCAACACTACCCTTTATTACTTATGAAGTAACGGGCAATAATATTGAGCACACAAAAGAAGAAGCTGCATGTAATAAAGCGCGTGTTGAAGTTGTGGGTTATGCAAATACTTATGCTGACGCTTGCACTTTAGTTTCAAAAATGAATGAAGCACTAGCAAGAAAATCATATAATAGTGGGGGTGTTGTTGTAGATAAAATTTTTATTGTAGAAGAAGAAATTGAATTTTTAGAACACCCAGATAGGTACGCGGTTGTTTTAGATATTATTGCATTTGTACCTTTATAAAAAATAAATATTATGGCAGTTAAAAAAATAACATTGATAAAAGATTGGGAACACCCTTCTGGCACAACTTTCAAAAAAGGCGAATGTGTAAATTGTACTTCTGATTTAGTTGAAGAATTGGCAAAAGGTGGTTATATTGCAACCAGTTTGAAAACAAAAAAATCTAAATAAAAAATGGCAGTTGTAAACGGCACAAATTTAGTTATAAGCTTAGGCGGTACTGTAATTGCAAACGCACAAGAAGTTTCATTGACGTTAAACCATGACGTTATTGACGTAACAACAAAAGATAGCGCTGGAGTGCGTGAACTTATAGCGGGGCAAAAGTCTGGCGCAATGAGTGTAAGCGGACTTCAAGAATATTCTGGTTCAAATGGTATTAAGCTTTTAGCTGATACTTTTGACACTGGTGCAGCTGTTGCGTTAATTTTCGATCAAGTGGCAACTGGTGGTAACACCTTTTCTGCTTCTGGAATTTTGACTTCTTTAGAAATGTCTGGCGGTACTGATGACGCACCAACATATTCAGCAAGTTTTGAATTAACGGGCGCTATTACTAAGGCACTAACTTAATTTATATGAACATAGAAATTGACGGTGTTGAATACCCTTTAAGGTACTCACTGCGCGCGCTTAAAAAGTTTGAGCAAAAAACGAAAAAAAGCGTGTTTGCATTTGGTGACGCTGGACAAATGACAGCGGACGCAATGGCATGGCTTATTTACGTGGGCATTGTTGACGGGTGTGCTTTTGAGGGCATAGAGTTTAATAAGTCACTAGCTGACATTGAACCCTATGTTGATTTGTCACACGTGACTTTAGCGGTTGAAGCTTTACAGCAATACACTGGTGAGGGTAAAAAAAAGTAGATGAGCACACGCCTTTAAGCTGGCGTGAACTTATAGGTTTGGGAATGGGGGTATTAAAATACTCCCCTTCTGCATTTTGGGATATTACGTTAGGTGAAATTACAACGGCTATAGAATATTATCATAAAATGGACACGGCACACCAACAACAAAGTTGGGAACGCGCGCGTTTTGTAGCACTTGTTTTATTACAACCACACACAAAGAAGGGTAAAAAATTAAAACCTTCTGATGTTTGCCAATTTGAATGGGAAAAGGACGCAATAAAAGCACAAGCAGAAACAGAACATAGTAAAGAACGCATTGAACATTTAGCCAAGTATCTACAAGAAAATTCTTATCTTAGCTTTTAATGGCAACTATTAGTGAATTATTAGTAAAAGTTGGAGTTGATCCGCGTGGCTTGGACAAAGGGTTAGGACGTTCAATGCGCAAATTTCGTCAATTTGGTGCAAATACAAAAAAGCTTGGGCGCTCATTAACTAGGAATTTAACACTTCCGCTTGCTGCAATAGGCGGTGCGAGTTTCAAAGTTGCAATGGATTTTGAAACAAGCATGCTTAAAGTTAAAGCTGTATCTGGTGCAACAGCTGAAGAATTCAAGGCGCTCGAAGCAAACGCGTTGGCGCTTGGTAGCAGCACAAGATTTACGGCTAGTGAAGTAAGTGGCTTGCAACTAGAATTTAGTAAGCTAGGTTTTACAGCTTCGGAGATTACACAAGTAACAGAAGCAACACTTGCACTTGCTCAAGCTTCTGGAAGTGACCTAGCCGAAAGCGCTGAAGTCGCTGGTTCAACATTACGTGCATTTGGGTTAAATGCTTCGGATACTGAAAGAGTAACGGACGTTATGGCTTCAAGCTTTAGCAGTTCAGCTTTAGACCTTGATAAATTCAAGGACGCAATGAAATTTGTTGCACCAGTAGCAAAAGCAACTGGCGTAACTTTAGAAGAAACAACCGCTATGTTAGCAACACTAGCTAACAACGGTATTAAAGGATCGCAAGCGGGTACTGCTTTAAGGCGTATTCTGCAAGAAATGGGAACAACGGGCGGTGACGTAACAACCGCTTTAGCAAATTTATCTGCAAATGGGATAACCGTTGCCGACGCGTTTGATGAAGTAGGAAGAAACGCCAGTTCTGCTTTACTTGTTTTAGGTGAAAATCAAGCACAACAAAATGAATTAACGCAAGCATTTCTAAACAGCAAAGGCGCAGCAGCA